AAAGCCTTCAATTTCACCTTCTGATATTAAATCTTGGACAGTAAAAAATTGTCTGCTATGTAATGTATCAGGAGCCTTATATGGTTTTTTTGGCTTTTTACTGGCACCACCACCACCGCCAGCACCACGAATAATGTTATTATTTTCAGTCATTAGTCTGCATCAACTTGGTTGGTATCTAGTGCTGCCGATATAACTACTGAGCCTGTAAATATTTCACCATAAACAATAGGAATAGGTGTACCAGCCCTAGAAACATTTACAACATTACTAAAACCAAACGAAATTGCAGGGTCATCTTCTGTTTTAAAGTTTTGCGGTTCAGGTAATGGGAATAACATTTGGCTTACACCACCAAGTAATAATGCACCACCACCAAGTAATAATGCTTTTGTACCAAATGAAGCAGCAGCAAAACCACCAGTACTTAATAAACCACCAGCAGCAGCCACACTAGCACCAGCAGTAGCAAATGCTATACCAATTAAAGCAACACCTAACAATGCTCTCCCAAGGCCACCAGCACCAGAGACAACAGGTATAAAATGTATTGTTTGCTCACCTACTGGATAATGAAATTCATCTTTATTAACTTCAAATTTACCTACTTTTACTTGATAATAATTTGGATTCATATGTTCTTCTAATTCTGGAAAATTACATATTAAAAATCTTACAGCTTGTGCAGTATTATTTACTTCAGCTTCAAATTCTTTATGCCCAACAAATTCAGCTAACTTTCCGTATAGTTTAATTTTTCTCAACATAGCGATACCTACCTCCTGTGCATTTAAATAACCATTCTGAATAGGGTTCCCTACAAGATAGTCTATCTGTTAAATGATGTAAAACATCACCTTCTATAAAAATGGCAACATGATTAAGCCCTTTACCCATAATAGACATAAATAATAAATCACCATTAATTAACATTTCATCTTCTCTTAATTGTCTGAAACCTGTTCTCCAAGCACAGCTTTCAAACATTGGATTTTCTAAGAACTCTTCAGGTGTTGTTGGTCTAGTCCAATCTCTAAGTTCAATATTTTTATTTTCTTTATACCAATCTCTAACTAAACTCCAACAATCTGTTATGCCCCATACCCATTGCCTACCTAATATTGGTGCTTTATAGCCATTTGGTTCTAAATAAGCCCATTGTTCTGTTTCTGGATTAACAATATACCATGGCAACCCACTTTTCTCGCAGCTTACTTTATCTGCTTGACTTGGTGTAGGTGGGTCTATCGGGTGTGAGTGAAAGATACCTACAATATCTCCTAAATTATCACACCTTGCATAATCCTCTGGGTCTAAAATAAAACATTGATGGTCATTCATACATAAATTTCTACAAGGAAAATATCTTTCTTTCCCCTTTATATTTAACAACAAACCAACTGCCTCTTTAGGCTTTTCTTCTTTAGCGTGTAAAAGTGCTTTATCTTTCCAAGTCATCCCGCAAACGTACCAATAGCTGGAAATAATTTACGAGTGCAAGTTCTTTTTGGTATTCTTACACCAGCAAGATCAGTAGGTGCAGCAAGTTCAAATTCAACAACTTCCCTATTTTCTTTTGATTTACGATCAACAAGATATATTTCTTTAGGAAACTCTGCACTTGTATCAGGTGTGCCAAGAGGATTGGTTCTTGTTGTAGAAGTTACATTAACTGTTTGGGTTATTGTATTTGGGTTGTTCATTGTTATAGTATTACCCATTGCATTTCCATGAGTGGTGCAATAATATCTCAAGTCATTTGGTGCGGATGGATAAACAGGTTCATAGGTAACAGTTGCATCTGTGCCTAAAGTACCGCTTAGTTCTACACCTTGATAACCACCAGCATCAGATGTAATTCTTAAAGGGTGTCCTACATTTGTACTATCAGATTGGTTAAAAATATAAGTTGAGCCACGTTTCATGGTTAAAACAGGATTTGTACTGCCATTTATTGCAAAATAATTAGAACCACCAACATTAACAACTGTCACTGTAAAAGTAACAGTTTCGGCATCAGATGGGTCAGCTACAGTTTGTGTTGTTGTACCTGTAACAGTTTCAATTGCTGGGAAATTTTCAGCATCAATAAATTGAGCCATTGTTCTTATTCTCGTAACCCTAGCACCAGTAAGATCATTTGCTGGTGTATATTTGTTTATCTCATTTAAAATTGTAGACATTAAACCAGTAGCATTACTAACAGCCAAAGTTGGTCTAGGTATTTGCCCTTTTTGGTATGCAAAACCTTCGGCTGCAACAGGAAATTTCTGGTATGTATTTCCCTGCCAGATAATATCATCATTATTATTTAAATTACTACCAGCATGGAATCTGTATACAGTATCAATATTTTGTGGGTTACCTGTCGGGTAATTTATACCTTCTAAAAGTTCAAACACAAATAATTCGATTATTGCTGTAGGGTTGACTTTCTGTAAGTCAGTAAAAACTTTTTGGTTAACTGCCATTAGATTGGTTCAAATACTTCTCGAAATGTAGCTGATATTGTTGCTCTGTTTAAATACGAAATAGTTTTTGACCATTGTTCACAAACAAATTTAGAATCAGAACTTTCTCCGGGGGGAGTAAATGTAAAGCTTGCTTTATCAAGTGCTCTTGCATCAAGAAATGTCTCTATAGTATCTGCTTCAGTTTCTGATACCTCAAATTTAAGATTTAATGTTTTTGGATTTTGATTTTCTGCTAAACCAAAAGTTATTCTATGTTCATAACCATCAGCAAAACGAACACGTTTTGTTTTTGGTGATGAATTTTTTGTAAAACCATATGAAGGTTGTATCGAAGGGAAAGCAGCCATTATGCAAGTAAGCCTCCGGGTCTTTGCTGTGCAACTATTTCAGATTGTACTGCAATTCCAATTAATCTTCCAAGAGCTCTTCCACTTTGCTCATCACCCTCAACTGAAGAGCCAGAAGCATCTACATTTACAACAATGTTATTGGTAGAACCACCAAGTTTATTATTAGGTATAACTGTGCCAGCAGTAGATGGTACAAATAGTTCTGGTCCTTTTTCTCCTACAACAGAAGGCTTGCCAACAGGTGGTCTACCACCATTCGCAAAACCAAGAAAACCAGCTATAGGTGCTGGTAAAATTCCACCAAGTAATGTATTAATTCCCATTCTTAATAATGAATTAGCAAGATCATTTAAAATACTACGTGCTGCATCACCTAATGATTTTGTACCATTTATAGCACCTACTAAAGCATCAGTAATTTGGCTTCCAATAGTTTCTCCTATTTGTGCAAAAGTACTCTCTAATTCACTTGCAGCATTGCCTGTTTCTTTTATTTTGTCTACTTGATCTTCTAACCCTGCATTGGCAGTTAAAATATCTGTAATTTTTTGTCTATTTTTTTCACCATGTATTTCAACAGCAGCATTAATTGCATGCTGTAATTCTACTTCTTCTCTATTGCCATTAATACTAGCCTCTAATAACTCTTTTGATAGTTCTTGTTTTTTTATAAAATCTTTAAATTTTTTACTTTTTTCATCTGCTAATTTGTTTTCTTTTTCTGTTTTAGCTATAAGGTTAGTTTTTGCTTGCTCAATTTTTTTGTCAGACTCAATTGTTTGTAATCTGCCCTCTAACATTTTTATTTCTTGTTCTGCTTCTGCTTTCTTTTGGAATAAACGAGTCTTTCCTCTTCTTCCAGATTCTTGTAATTGTGCATCTATCTCCTTAATAATCTCTTGTTGCTTTTCTATTGCTTGCGTTACATCAGCCTCGCCACCAGCTTTAATTAATTCATTATATTTGTTTTGTTCACCATTTAATTTAAAAAGTGCAGTCGTCAAAAGACCTACACCTGTAGCAATAGCAACAAACGGTATTGCATTTAGAGCAATAGTAGCAATACCACCAGCAGCAGCTACTTTTAATAAACCAGCACTTATTATAGGCAATGCTATTATTACTCCTTTTGATGCAAGAGCTATTGCTGTAAAAACTCCTGCTGTTTTACCAAGTGGTGATTTAAAAAGATTATCAGCAGCCTTTATTAAAGATGTTAACCCCTTAGTAGCTGCAACAATAGCAGGTTCTAAGGCCTTGCCAAGAGTTTCTGAAAAATCCCTAAATGCTTCACCTAATGAATCAACTTCCCCAGCGAAT